TAATGCAATAGCTAAAATTAAATCCATTACTCAAGAAAAGGAGAAAGAGATTAAAAATTATTATTTGTCGAAGGACTTTAATATGAATAATTTTAAGGGTATTCAATTAAAACCTGACCTAAGATTACCTCTTTATCAAAGAGTTAGATTAGCAATTAGCGAAGCTGATAGAATAGCAGAGAGCCCACTAAAGAATATTTTGAAAGGGCTTGGTCAAATAGCTGTAGGATTACTCTCAAGTATACCTGACAGAGGTGATGCAGCTGAGGCTAAAAAAAATGCAGACCAAAACCGAGCAATTTTTAATGGAATATTCAGTATTATTAAAGGCGGTGTATATGGAGTAAGTAAGCAAGCAGGCAGGGACTTTGAAAAAGGAGTAGGTAAAGTAACTAATAAACTTAGACTTGATGCAATTGGCTTGACACCATATGAAAAAGGAGAAGGCCCTAAGTTCTATAAATCAGCTGAAAAGAAGACAAATGAAGAGGCTGCCATGACTGCACCTGTTTCACCAGGAACAGGTTTTCAAACACCAGACAGTTTACCAACAGATAATATGGATACCCTTGCACTAGCTGGTCCTGGTAAAAAGACTAAAAAGAAGAAGATTATCCAACGTGTCTCTAATTTTAACGATTTTTTGAAAAGTAAAGACTAGCCTCAATCTTTTAAAATCTTAATAAATAATAAAAACTAGAATACTATGATAATAGGAGGTAAAGGAGGAGCCGATGATATTTTAAAGTTGGCTAAAGATAGTGCTAACTCAATTTTGGCAGCCAAAGCCTCCCAACCGACTATTGCAAAAGAGGAAAAGCTTGGAGCATCAGATGGCGCCGGTGGTAATGTAATTGGATTAAAGGGGACTGACTCAATATTCAATCCATTTAGCATATTTAGATATTCAGAATTTGGACAAGGAACTGATACTGCCGTTACTGGAAACTATCAAATTGAGCGACATCGTGGTACATATCAGAGCAACAATATTTTTGGGGATGTTGAAGAAAGGGCAAGAACGTTAGAGTTAGCAAATAAAGAGGTAATTCAAAACCCTAGTGCAATTAACATAATTGAGTGGACAAATAATCAAGCATTACGAGCGAGTGCTCATACTGGCCCTCTATATCCTTATCCATATCAAATAAATGATTTTCTATGGTGTAAAAATTATGGAAAAATTCCAAATAATAGATTATTGACTCTACGTAGGTATCCAATACCAATTGAAGATAATTTAGGAATATCTAAGACTAAATTGCCCCTAGTACCTATTGCACAGGCAGTAACCTGGTGGGGAGGAGACACTGGTAATGCGCTAAGTAGCATTCTTGGAATGACATACGGTTTAAAATGGGAACCGATTACTGCGTCAATCGATGATGTTCAAGGAAATGAAATAAAATTTGAAACAGTATTAGATGCTGCAGGTATTCCTAAAGACCAGGAAACTCTTCGTAAAGGATTAACTTTGGCTTTTGGTCAGGGCGATGCTAATGCTTTTTCAGGATATGATGCAACTCTACAAGATTTTACTAAAAAGAGTTGGGAAAAAGGTGCATATTGGAATAGGGTAATGGGACCGATCAATGTGATTGATAGCACACAGAAAAGAGAACGGGGTTATACATTTGCTCACGATATAACCTTAAGTTTTGAGTATAATTTACGTTCATATGGAAACATTAACCCAAAGGTAGCAATGCTAGATCTAATAAGTAATTTTATGTCACTTACTTATAATAGGGCAACTTTTTGGGGCGGAGGATATCGATATTTTCAACAGACTGGCCCACTCTTGGGAGGATTTAGTACTGATCGTATGGAAAAAGGAGATTATATTGGTGGGTTGAAGGACCTATCTACTTATCTCGGATCTGCTGTACAATCAACTGGTGATCAAATAAAACAATTTGTGACTGGACTCAAAGATAAACTTGTTGGGAAATCGGCTGAGGAAATTGAAACAATCCTTACAGCGGAAGCTAGTGGATCAGAGACTTTAAATAAGCTAGCTGCCTCAAAACTAGGTAAATTACAGCAGGACCCGTTAGTATTTAGGGCTCTACTTGATGGAAGAGCAGTTGGTGAATGGCACTTAATGGTAGGAAATCCAATGGACCCGTTAGCAGTAGTAGGAAATCTTTGTTTAAAATCAACAAGTATGACACTATCTGAAGAATTAGGAGCAGACGATTTTCCAACTAGTATAAAATTTAGCGTAACGCTTACGCCGGGAAGACCGCGAGCTAAACAAGATATTGAATCAATATTTAACCATGGAGGAGGAGACTTGTCCTTTACGCCACTTGAGCCGCCGGCAAGTGCAATGAATTCATTTGGAGAATATAACTCAGCTCGAATCCAAAGTGCATATGGCCCTGGATACGGCACCGCAGATAATTCAGCGATTAATAAGATTAAAGCTGGCTTAACTACTTCTGAGAAACAATACGAATCAGGTGCACTAAATGAATTTGCAGATGACAAAGGTAATGTGAATAAACAAGCAGCAGAGGCACTAGCTGGATACTTTAAAGTGAATGTTGCTAACCGATATGGTGCAGGCTTTGGTCAGTCCCCAATATTAGTTGATTATTTTACAAGACTCCAAACAAAAGATTAATTTAATATGTTAATAAGCAAAATATTACGAGCTAAAAAATTATTTACTAACTTGACTGGTGAGTCAATTATTGATTTAATAAGTGCTACCTTTAAATATAGTGCATCGCCAAATTCGGCAGGTACAATTATAATAAATGAATATGAGGTAATGCGACCTGATCTTATTTCTGACCGAATATACTCAAATTATGAAAATTGGGATGTTATTCTTAAATTTAACGGAATATCAAATCCTTTTTCACTAGATTTTGGAGAAGTATTACTAGCCCCTCCATTTAATGAAATATCAACACTGGTATCTCCGCCAATTAATGTGGTCGAAAAAGGAAAAGAACCAGCTAAGAAAAATGAAAGTAAGTTAATTACTCCAAAAACACCAAAAGATAAACAAAGATTAGATTCGCTTAGAACAAAAGTATCTGAAGTTGTTCCACCAAATTTTAATTTAACTGGTTCAAAGAATATTAAAGTAGTTGACGGAGACGTTATATTTGGTGGAGATATGACTCAAACAAGTACAACGAGCGCTAGCTCTACTCGAGCTAGAATAAAGGATCAGTTAAAAAATAATCCTAATTTTTAACAATGGCATTTAATCAGATTGTAAAAACATCGCAGCAACCTTCGATAAAATTAATAACTTTATCAGACTATGATACATCAGCAGACGGTCAAGAAAAAGGTTTACTTAGACATCGTACATCTTCGCCGGATTCAAGTCAGTCAATTGGCGCGACTCGACCATTTATTAAAATTGGAGGTCAAATTATTTCACAAATAGATAATTTAGTAATTGATGAAACTGGGATTATTCCTAAACTAACTCTAATTTTTACTGATGTTCTTGGTGAATTTTCAGGAAACGATTTCCCTAAAAGAAACTTAATGGCCAGCGTATATGCTGCTGTAAGTAACGAAAAATTTAAACCGGTTAGGGCAGACTATTTAATTACAAGTATAAAAACAATACCATCAAATTCAGTTAACTCAAAATTATCTTTAAGTAATAATATGATGTATATTGTTAAGGGAGAATTATTTGTTCCTAGGTTGTATAATAATGTTTCTAAAAGTTATCCTAAACTAACTTCAGCTGCTGCGATACAGAAAGTATGTACTGAATTAGGTCTAGGTTATGCTCAAAATGAGTTTACTCCATCTGATACTATGACTTGGATCAATATCAATACTAGTCCTTTAAATTTCATGAGAGAGATTACAAATTATGCATATAGCGACGATAAATCATTTTTTAGTGGCTTTATAAGTAAAGAATTAATTTTTAATTTTATTGAAGTAAATACACAATTGTTAGATATTGAACCTGAATTGACTTTTCCAATAGCTGCTGAACCACTTCGTTCTAATTTTAGTCAAACTCAAAAAGATAGCACGGAAAAAAGCGAAGTTAATGATATGGCAATGGTAAACTTTCTAACAAATTTGCGTACCTATCAAGGAAAGCCAAATCATATTGTTGAAGCAAATCTTATTTCAAATCAGGGAGATATTCTAAAATCTGATGGCTACCTAAAGAAGATTTATTACTATGATCATTTTGAACCAGTTGAAGTCAAGGACGGTAAACTTAATAGGTTTAAAGAATTCTATACAGCTCCGATCAATACTGATGGAGCAGATGAAACTACTATGCTTATACCTGATGATGAGGGTCTTGCTGAGGTAGGAAATAAGAAGTGGATGAATATTAACTATGGAAATACACATGAACACTGGAATGCAGCTCGAGTATTTAATACACATAACCTAAAGGAGCTTGAAAAAATGCAACTTAGAATAGTTACAAAGGGGATAAATTATCAAGTAATAAGAGGATCTTCTATTCCCGTAGTTTTAACGCTTATACTAGCAGACTCATTACGAAAAGATGTTGACCTTGAAAACCCTAGAGAAATTAAGGAGAGAGAAAGTTTATCAGACGAGACAATTGATACTCAACTTTCTGGAAGATATTATGTAAAAGGTGCAAAATATCACTATGATCCAACTCAGTCTACTCCTTTTTCAACCGAGCTATTCTTAGCAAGAAGAGAGTGGAGACCTTCAAAAATAATATTTACGGCCAATGCATAATTTTTATGGAGTACGAAATAAAGTAGATAATTTTAGAAAAGGTCTATTTCTTGATCCGTATGATCAACCGACATATCTAACGTTTGCACTAGATTTTAGATTTGAATCACTTAATGGAGTATCTAATGATATGCTATGGACAAGTCCACTATTTGAAAAGGGAGGTGCAGCCAATCCAAATAGTGCCCAGACATATCTAGGTTCAAATGGATATAAAGACAAGGAGGCAAGTCTAGCTAAATTTAAGTCTATTCTTGAATATTTAACATTTAATGCACCATGGTATTTTCAGTCAGTACAGGGTATATCTAAACTTTGGGCAAATGCAACTGATATTAAGTCTGGATACAAAGGAAACGGTGCAGTTATTGCAGTTGATACATTAGAGGCAATTGATTTAAGAATAACTGAACTTGCAAATCTATATCGATCTGCAATATACGATAAGGTCTATATGCGAGAATTGGTACCAGATAACTTACGATGGTTCTGCATGGACATATACGTGGCTGAGGCTAGAAATATTAGGTATACTCCGGCAGGCTCTTTTAGTAATATGTCAAGCGCTCTTGGAATAGACACAAGTGGAATAAACCGAACCCTGACTGCCGCTGGTGCTGGGTTAGGTTCGCTATTGCAGAATGATCAGTTAGATCAAAGTAATCCAATGAAACAGTTTGGATACCTAAAATTTAAGTGTAGGCAGTGTGAATTTGATTTTTCTGAAAGTTTTGCTGGTGGAGATACTTTGAATATTGATACAAGTAAAATAAAAGAACCTAATGGAAACAAATTTAAGATAAATGTTGGCTATTTTGAGGAGGAGAGCGAATACCATGACTCTACTAAGATAGCAGACGATCATATAACAAATGCATTAAAGAATCCATGGAGTGCTATGAATCTTGCAGCAAACGCACAGACTAGATTAGGCGGAGCATCGGATTTACCATATGTTGGCGGATTTGTTGATAACGGCGTACAGGGATTACAGGAGAAGCTTAAATTAATTGGAGGATTAGTAAATCCTGCACTAGGAGCAGCCTTTGGCGGACCCACTATTAAGAATATTGGAGATCTATATAAAGGTAATAATTCATATTCTAATGCGGATGGCACTCGAAATGCAGCAAACTTTCCAAGAAATGATAAGTCACGATATCTTAAAAACATTTCTGACAAAGCACTGTATCCTGACAGGTTTCCAAATAATGATGGAGATAAAAACCTAGGACGAATATATTAATATAATAGTATATGCTAGACAGAAATCACGACATATCAAATAGAGACATTGATGACCTAAGGGATAAACAGTTCTTGGGAGTAGTTGAACTAATAGACGATCCTAGAAAAGAGGGCAGAGCTAGGGTCAGAGTTTACAGCATTCACGATGACTTAACTGCTACTGATATTCCATGGGCATATCCTAAAAATAAGAGCCTTTTCTTTGGACAGGAGGGCAAGGCTGGGTCTATTTCTATACCTAAGGTTGGAAGTATTGTGGCGGTAAAGTTTGACAACGGCAATCCATATTCTCCAGAATATTTTGCTATTCATGAATTAGCACAAGACGTAAAGGACGAGCTAAATACTGAGTATGATGGAAGCCATATTATACTTTTTGATGGGGACCAAGAATTAAAGCTATGGTTTAGTGTAGGTAAAGGACTTACTATTTCAGTAAAGGGAGCAAGTATTAATCTAGCACAGGACAACATAATAACAATTAAGACTGATAATAAAGTAGTAGTTGATTCACCAAATATTGAATTAGGGTCACCGGATATTCCAGCAATATCTGAATATTTATTAAAAGGGGAGACTTTTCTTAATATATTTAATACTCACGTGCATCCCTCAGCTGGCACACCACCATTAACACCAATACTTCCAGATAGTGGAGTAATAAGTGGAACAACAAAAACTAAATAATTATGGCACTAGAAGATCAAACAAAAGCAGTAACCCAATTAGGATCACTTGGAACAGATATTCCTGGATTAAATTCAGATAGCGTAATTGAGAATATTATCAAAAAAGACGAGAATCTTGGTAAATACTTAACAATGATAGATAATGCTAAGGCAGAAAAGGTATACCGTGGAATGTCTGAAGAAGAGGCAGATGCATCAGCTGAAGAGTCAAAGAAAAAAGTACTTGCCGAGATAAAAAAGAATCTTAAACCTGCAGTAGAAGAGGATATTATTAAGATGAAGCAGGAATATAAGACAGCCAAGGAGGCACTTGATTCTATTCCGACTGAGACACAAGCGGCAGTCACTACTGCGGCACTACCGCCAGCAATATCAGCCCCGCCTTCTGCACCAAATCCAGCATACACACTCGCAATGGCACTACAGACAAAAAAGAACATCTTAAAGACTCTAAATATTGTTCTCTCTTCCTTGACTACACTAATGTTACTTGCAAATAAGCTGAAGTTTGAGCTACCGACGGCTATTCTAGCACTGGTTAGCACATTAACTGTCGTAACTACTGGACTTTCCCTTATTCCAGGTTAATCTTATTCTTAAGCTTATACCACGCCCAATCATCTTTATTCATTAGGTCTGGAAAGCGTTCTCCTCCATTACAAGATTCCTTAACATATAGTTTTCCTGGAATATCACATCCGCAATAGGCACAGTAGCCTAACCGTACACACTCATCTTTACAAATCATTGCTCGATAGGCAACCTGTTCCTTTTCATGTTCAGGAAGAAGGTGGATCTTGTCACCAAGCATCTTAAGGTTTCCCTCTATGTAGTGCTTGATATTTTTTAGGGTAATCTTCATTTTTTCTTTAATTCTTTTTCTTTTTTACTTAGCTTACGGGCCTCATAGCCTCCTCTAGAGTTATCTATTAGTTCAAGGTCAGTTACTAATTGACAATATTCACTAAATACTCCAGGATTACCTAAATAGTACTCAGTGACATTATCAGTCACCTCAATTGTAAATTCTAAAAACATTGCATCTAACATGCGAGCAGCAAGCAGTAAGGAGTTGCTGGCATAATGATTATTTTTAAAACCAGTTAAGTATTTTTTTTCAAATTCAATTGAGATTCCCTGAAGATATTT